CTACCGCTCTGCCTCGTAGACCGCCACGCCCTTCCCAACCGGAATCCACTTATCCTCCGGATCACCCGGCCGACAGATGGCCACCTCTACCTCGGTGCTCTTCCCTTCTGCCGGCTCAGCCGGACGAATGGCAGCATGCCGCAGCAAACTATCCATGCCATGCACGAACGTGCTCTCGGAGCAATGGAACGACCAAACCCCCGCCCGATTCGCATCGTTCACCTTCCGATCAAGCTTCAGCGTCCACCCTTTCTTGAGTCTCACCACCAGCACGGCCATGCTCCCATTCAAAATGGGTAGTCTACACGCCGCTAGCCTCCGGCAGCGGATACCTGGCCTTGATCTCCTCGACCTTGGCGATCCAGGCAGAGTAGTTCGGTTCCACACCGGCCTTGATAGCGTCGAACTCGGCCTCGGTCTTGAGCGGGTCACTCTCCAGGCGGTAGGCATTTGCCCGAGCCACGGCTGCGGCATCGTACTCAGCCTGCCTGCGCTCTTGCGCCTGCTGTTCGGCGGTCTTTACCTTGCTCCAGTCGATCATCGCGGTAACTCCACAGGTCCATCGGCATCGATCAGCAGCGGTTCAGGGAAGCGAGCAGCGGCACTGGCATCATCGGCCAGCGGGAACCGCAGACTCAGCTCCAGCCGGCCGGCACGTCGCACTGCGGGACCAGCAAACCACTTCGACCCGATAGCCTCGGCCGGCAGTTCACCGCCGTCCGGGAGCGGAGTGAAGTCGAACGCCTGGCCATTCACGATGAGCACATCGCCATCTCTGCTCAGTGACAGGCGCTCGTCGCTGCCTGGCAGTGGTGCGTACGGTGACAACTTGATGATCATCAGAACCACCTCCCGATGGCGACGACCCTGTTATTCCTAGTCTGAGCGCCTGATGTGAATGATGCCGACGATATGCAGAAGAACCCCACCCCAGCCGTACCCGCGGATGGATTGAAGTAGGTCGCTCCCTGGTTTCTCGCCGACACGCCAGAGTCATAGTCTCCACCAGCACCAGAAGCGGAGACAGCCCCAGCGATGGGGTACGAGGAACTAAAGCTCGCCGGATACGACCAGTTCGCACCGACTGATGAGACCCCAGCGGTGAATGTGAGAGTGTTCGTCCAACAAATCTGCGTCCCATCCGCGAACCGCACATACTCCCCGTTCGCGTTACTCCCGCGCTCAATAATCGCACCAGACGGTATGCCGCTCGCCTGAGAGACTGCGCCGAGAATGCTGTCTCGCGAGTACAAAGCCCCAGTTGAACCCAGGGCAGGTCTAACTGCAGCACTCCCAAGCCCAAGGGACGTGCGCGCACCAGCGGCGGTTGCAGCTCCTGTTCCGCCGAGTGCTACCGGCACCGTGTCGCCGTCGGCGAACTCGCGGAGACTGCCGTAGCCGTTGCCGTCGGCCTGGAGTTTCGTCGGGCGTATATCAGCCATTGAACAGCACCTGGATGTTGAGTTGAGCGCCGGCGGCGGTGTACGCCGGCAATTGGCCGTCTGGGTTCATGGCGAGCCGCAACATAGAGCCGTCGGCGAGATACCCAGGAACAGCCGCGGGGATGCGGACGTTCATCGGGTATGCCACCACGACGCCCGCGCCGTTGGTCACGAACTGGTCGTATCCGGTGCTGCGCCGGACGAAGTAGATCGCGTTCGGCTCCAGCGCGGCAGGCAGTTGCGCGACGACCTTGTGGGTCTGGAGGACGGCCATTTACCAGGCCGCCCCGTTCCACTCCGCCGGAATCGGCTGCCCGCCGAACCGAACCAGGCCGCCATCCTCGCTGAACTTGTCCAGCGTCGACTTGTTCGCGTGCGTGTGCGCTTGGGAAACGGCAGTGTCGATCTGCGCCGGCGTCGACGTCGGGCGCCCGTTGATCGCGTCCCAGTTGATCTCGACGTCCATCGACTCATACTCGGCCACTTTCAGCCATGCGCTGGTCGCCGGGTTCCATGCGTACAGCGCAGCGCCGGATTCGACTGTCGGGTCAGCGCTCGCATCCTGAACCAGGACGAAGATTGCACCCTCAGGCTCCAGGGCATCGCGTGCAGCGATATCGGCTACGAACAGGATCGGCGCGCCGGTGCCGGGCAGGCTGGCCAGCGCCTCGTTTATCAGCGCGTTGATCATCGCGCTGTTGCCGATCGAGCGCGCCACTCCCGCGCCGTTGGTCAGGTAGGACTCCGAGTAGCTGCCGTTCTCGACGAAGTAGAAACTGTCCGGCTGCAGTGTGCCCGGCAGCGTCGCAACCTTGAAAAATTGAATCTGGGCCATTTCATCACCAATCAGTCGCGCCCCATTGGGCACCGTCTACGCCATCCCTTCCGGGAGGCCCCTGGTCGCCCGCAACAACCACAAGCACATCGGCCGGCGGCGTCACGGTGACCGCGTATTCATGCATCTCGCTGAGCACAAGCGGCTCGCAATCAACCTCGATCGCCAGCGCCCAGGGCTCGGCGGCGTCATCCATCGCATCCTCCCCCACGGCTCACACTGATCGGCCCGCTGTAGTAGCGATGGACCGTTCCATCCGAGTAGGCCACGTCCACGTCGTAGACCGCCGCCGACCATTCCAGCGCCGCGGTAGCCGATGCCGATATCTCGCGCGAGATCGTTCCGGCGCCGGCGAGTTCCAGACCGGAGCCGAGCGCCAGCGTCATCAGCACAGTCCCGCCTGGCGCATCGCGGATCTGCATCCGTACCTCGGCGCCAGCCAGGTCAACAGGTGGCTGGTAGATCAGTTGCCCGCCCACAGGCGCCAGCCCAACGGCTGACAGCAGGTTGATCTCGATCGTGTCGTCGTCAATGGACGCGACCCGGTGAGGCAGTTGCCGAAGTCGAGCGCGGTTCAGCTCGGGCATGCCCTGGACACCATCGATCCAGGCCAGCCACGTGCCAGGCAATCCGTGACCAGGGATGGTCAGCCGGACGGGAGCGGTCGGCGCGATCTGAGTGATCGGCCGGTAGACCAGGCTCGGTTGCATGATCCGCATCGTGTCGCGGAACGTCGCCCCGCGCTCCACGCGCAGGGGTACACAGGCCGGCGTCATGCGGCTTCTCCTTGAAGTAGTAGGAGGGGCTAAACCCAACTGGTCAGGTACTGGATGCACTCCGGGCCGCGAGAGAGCTCTCCGGTGATCGGGTTGCAACTGGCTCGCACCCAGCGGTCGGCTGGCTCCCAGAAAAATCCGCGCCGGTACTCATGCGCGGGCTTACTCTTGGTCAGGGTGTCGGTAACCGTTCCAGAGGTCACGCCGCCGAGGCGCACAGCCGGCCCCTGGCGAACGCTGACGGTTGTTGTGGTCTGCCCCTCTGGATAGTCGAACGGATCGCGGATGTGGCAGATGGCTGCGCTGTTGTTGCTCAACGCGGCGAGCCACACTTGGTGCTGGTCTTGGTTGGCCAGCATGTTCTCGTCATTCACCAGCCACTGATAGGTCGCAACGGTGTTGACGATATGCATGCCCGGGGGGAATGTCGTCGTCGGCGGGGTGACCACCGGTCCACCCGTATGGTCTGGGTCGGTATAGGTCGTGACGTCATCCGGCTCCCCCGTACACTTCACCGTCCGCGTGATCTGCAGTCCTGTCCCTGGGATGTAGATCGCCTCGAACTGCTCTGTCAGTACAGTGCTGTCGACAACTGATCCGGAGCCGCTCAACAGCGCAACCTCGCTGCTTCGCTCCGTCGCTGTTCTTGTCGTCACGCCGGGCTCGTTGCGGTACTCCTTAAGTGCATAGTGGCGTCGGTTGTAGCGCGCGGTCTGGATGTTTCCCTGGGCGTCATACCAGGCGGTCAGCAACCCGGAGGTCTGGTTCCATTCCTCTCGATAGAGCGTGGTTTCGATGGGATCGCCCGGCTGACTGCTCTCGTCGGTCACCTGATGAACCGGATTACCGAGCGCGGCCTGGCGATTCTCGATCACGTCTATTGTGACCGTCTGACTGTGATCCGCCTCTGGATCTCGGATATCCGGGGCAATGGTCACCTCGACGAGACCATACAACCCCTGAGGGGCTCCAGACGGGGACGAACCGCTGACCACCGACGTTCCGGGCGGTGGGTCAATCTGCCGCATCCCGTCACCCTGTGTCACCACAACCCCCAGCAGCAACCGATTTCGGTAGACCCCGAGCAGCTTCAGGTAGTCAAGCTTGACGTTTTCACCAAAAAACCAGTAGTCGAAGTTGCTCCCGAGCAGATCTTTTACGGCACACTCCGGCTGTCCTGCGCCCTGCCCAACATCCTCAAGCGTTATCTTCTTCCGAAGGGCGTGAATCGTTCCGCCCTTTGTCCAAAAATCGAGGTAGTAGCTGCCCTGCTCCACATTGAGGTAGATATCCACATACAGCGGGCGGCGCGGCTCCTCGTCGCTAGACCACCAGAGGGGGAGCCCCCTGAATGGGGCGTCGCCTGTATAGGACTGCCCCTCGGCCGAGGTCGTCGCGCCGCCGTAGTACAACTGATAGTCGTAATTGCCTCCGCCTCTGAGGATCGTACGCCCCCACCACTTCCCGCCCTGCTCCTCGACCTGCGGGTCGCCCTGGTCCGGTAGGCCCATGTCGAACAGATGCGTGTGATTCATCGGCCAGTTGCCGTAGTACGCGATCGCTGGGCGCGTCGCCCCGTTCGGCAGGGTGACGTAGCCGGCCAGATCCTTGTTCTGCTGGCGAATCTTTCCGTGCCACGGCCAGCCCATGCGAACGACCTCGCCGTCCCAGGGCATAAGTTGATTCATGCCTTGAACTCCATGCGGCCAATATTCGAGCCGCCATCCTGCATCTCGAAGCTGGTGACGCGCTTGAACACAACGACGACCAGGCCATCGGTGCTCACGATCTCCTCGTCGGCCACCGTGCGCTTCGACTTGTCGGTCTCGGCCAGCGGCCAGGACACACCGCCCCCGCCGATCTGCTTGCCGGCGGGGTTGTAGTCGGCCCTGCCGCGCGCAGCATCCAGGGCGCCGCGCGGGTCGATCTTGCGCAGCGACCGCGCCTGGCGCTCCGGCTCGATCAGCCGGTTGAGTGCCGCGGTCAAGCCCTGGTCGCCACGCCGCTCCGCTTCAACCCGTTGGCCGCCGGCGCGGCGGATCGCTTCGTTCCTCGCGCCGAGGCCGCGGCGCTCGTCTGATAGAGCCATGCGCTATCTCCTACGCGTTCGGCACATCGCTGAACACAAGAATCGACAGGGTTAGCTCGTCAGCATCGAAATAGACGCGCGCCCACACCTCGCCGTTGAGGTCATTTGCATTGATCACGAATCCATACGACTCCTGAACCGCCCACTGCCTCGAGGTGCCCACGATCGACATACCTCCGGGCAGTTCACCCGATGTAACCCTGATTTGCAGTTGCTGCCCGCTCGGACCCGCAGTCCTGACATTCAGGTCGAACTGTCGGGATGTGCTGGGATCGATTCCAATTGCTGCAGTGCCGAGCTCGGGAATTGCGAACAGACGGGCCTCAACAAATGAGTGTTGAGGCTCGAGAAGGAACTGGCCGTCGGTATTGACATGCAGCACCTCGCTCGGAGCGCTGCCACCGCCACTACCCAGCTTCACCCAATCGGCACCGCTCGCGGTGCCCTTCGCCAGGTATAGCGCGCCGTTGTTCGTGTTCACGTAGTGAGCACCGATGCTTGGTGGCGGATCGAGCGGCTCCCCGGCGCCGGACAGGACGTGCGTAACAGTTGCCATCAAATGTTCTCCATAATCAGGTTGTTGCCGGCGTCGTCGACCAGCGTTGCGCCGGTTTCGTCGACAAGGGTGCCGCCAGACGCCCCGGACTCCAGAGCCTGGATGCGCGCCTGGAGCGTCATGAGGTCGCCGGCCGTGACGGCTGCATAGATCGCCGTTCCCGCCGGCCAGTTGCCGTCGGAGGTTCCTTCCTGGGCGCGATCGATCGTCACCACCCCGCCGGCACGCGCGGTTGCTTTCACGATTTCATGCTGCGCGCCAGCGTCATCCGCCAGCGTCAACAGCACCCAGCTACCGCCGGAGAGAGGCAGGAGCGCGGCGGCGGCATCCGGCACCGTCAGGCTCAACGCGCCAGGCGACAGCCCTACGCTCAGCGTCGTCTTCCAGTTGTTGATCCAGGCTCTCGCCATCGCTACATCTCCAGTACGTCATCAGGTACAGCTACCCGGTAAGTGGCTGCGATCTCCGGCGCATGTTCGTTCCGGTAGGTCTCCGGAATATCGTTTGCAGTCAACGAGAAGCGCCGCGGGAACAGTTCGGCGCCGGGATCGCGATTGCTCCAGTTGCCCGAGAAACCATCCGCCTCATCGTCATACGCCGGACTTCCGTTGCGACCTCCGAGCTGCGTCGTAAGTTGGCCACCGCCCGACGGTGGGCTGGCGGGGTCGGACGAGCCAGCCGGCGGAACAAGGGGATCTGCTGCGCCAGCGCCGCCTCGCATCACCGCGATAGAGATCGTGGTCAGGGCGCTTCCGGATGCGAGGTCAAGCCGGTCGACAATGCGCCGACACTTGCCCACCGCACGCGCGCCCTGATCATCGAGGCGGAGCGTATGCACCAGATCGATCGGCAAGACCATGGATGTCGGAACATCCCAGGTCACGGTCGTGCCACGGTGCGCAGCAGTAAGCGTCGTTGCTCCCTGGGCCAACAAGCAGTTCAGCGCGGACAAACGCCGGCTGCCATCCTTCTCGTCGTCGTGGCCGGTGCTGCCACCGGTGATCGGCTCGCTTTCCCAGCGCTCGGCCCTGTCCGACTCGATCTCGAACGAGGCACGCTGCCGACCGACAATCGGGCCGGTCGCCGCCACGCTCGGCTGAACTTCCATGACCAGCCGGTAGCGCTCGGTTACGGACTGCACCCATCGCCGGCCAGCAATCCAATTTCCGCCGAGCAGCAATTCGGTGAAGTTGTTGACCCATGCCGCCGGCGGATTGCAGTAGACCCCAGTGGGTGGCAGCGGATACCAAGTTGCATAGAACAACGTCTGGCCGCTGCTTTCGGTCGCCGATGTGATCATCTCGACATCCGGTAACTCGGTGTCGTCGCCGCGCCAGTTGCAAAACCCTGCCTCGCCGACCGCGTTCCCCGTGCCGGGGTGCTGCCAACCATACGAGGAGTTGAGCTGCCAGAGCCGGCTGAATCGGTAGTCGCACTCGATCTCGATCCTGTTCGTCTGCGAGCTCAGGTCACCGAGGCTGACCTCAACCGAGTTGTAGACGGTGGACCCGGCGCCGAACTCGAACGCCGGAGGCTGCGAGAACAGACTGGACACACGCAGTTCGCCGGTAGGCGCGCAATCCAGGGCCGCGGCCACGGTCGTCAACCGCTCTTGCGCGTAGTCCCAGCGCGATCGCCCATCAACAGGCTCGAACACATCGGATGACCACTGACCGCCGACCAGCGCATCGATCTGCGCGATCTCCATCGCTTCGATGCGCTGCTGCAACTGATCGGAGCACCGCGCAGTCAGCGTCCGCCCTACAGCGTCGAACGTCGGATCCGCGATGCGGCCGGTGAATCTCACCACGTCTGCGGTCACGCCCTCGGCAGTGGAAAGGTAGCGGATCGTGACCGCCCGCCCCACCCACGACGTTGGCGAAACCGGGTCAGTGCCGAGGTACAGCGTGAACGTAGCGGTGCCAGAGGCGCCTTCCTCGCGGTCGACTTCAACAGCCCCAACGAGGCTTGCCGTCCAATCCTCATCGTCGACGAGTAGGCGCAGGCGCCAGGCAAACGCCTGACCAGGCTTGATCTCGACAGGGCCATCTCCGCCGCCGGCCGTGCCGAATCCGTTCAGCGGGCCGGCGTTCAACGGCATGCCGTTCAGCAGCATGTCAAACCTCCTGCCAGTTCAGGGTCCATCCGTGCGCGGCGTTCATCGAGGTCGACGGCGGGTCCGCGAACACGTTGAAGCGAGGCATGAACTGGACCATGTAGAGCGTCGCTGCCGGACGCTCTGTAACGGTCACGACCAGGCCTGCACGCACGCATGGCGTCGGCACCCAGCGCCCCTCAACCAGCGCCAGCGCCCACGGCTCCTTGTCCGTGCGCGGCGCCTTGGGCAGCGTGAACGCCGGAGAGTCCTGGGCGATGCTGATCGGCTGGATCGCTTGCATCTCCAGTGATGATCGGTAGTCGAGCGCGTCGAGCCCGACCGGTACAAGGCCCGAGCCGGTCAACGTGCCGGAGAGCTTGCCGTCCCAGTGGGTCAACTTCACGCCAGCACCGTCGCTCATCCTGACGACCGTCGCACCGAACAAGGGCTCCATCGACTGATCCGGCGCGCCGGCTTCTGGCGGGATGGGTACTCCGCCGAGCGTAATAACCGGGTAATCCATGCCGTTCTCCTACGGACGTGCGGTGCGGCCTCGCTTGAGCGCCTGCAGCCGCAGAATGTCGTTTACCGATCGCTGATCCCCGAAGACCGAGACAGTCGAGCCGCCGAACGACAGATCGATCCGCCCCAGGTTGGGGAGTTGCCCTGAGCTCGGCGCCGCTGTCGCGACCTCGGCGGCGGCCGGCGACAGCCCGTCGAGACCGCGTATCCCGGCCAGGCGGCTGGCAAGCGCCGAGACGCTGTTCGGGAACACCTTCTCCGCGCCACCGAACGCAACCAGTTCCGGACCTCGCTCGCCGACCCATGCAATGCCCGGCGCCGCGCTGTTGGTGCCGGTCGCGTAGCCGGGGAAACTGACCGGTGGCGTGGTGCCGCTCACGGCGGACATTTCGCCGGTGGGCACCAGTTGAACAGGGATCAGGACAGGCGTTTCAGACAGCGCCTGCAACTGTGCCTTGATCGCCTCGATCTCCTCCGGCGGGAGGTTGAACGAGATCTCGATGCCCTGGAGCGCGGTGGCCGCATCGGAGAGCTCCGCGATCCGCGCGCGGATGCTGTCGAGCTTCGCGTCTGCCTGCGACTGCTGCAGATCGTTCGCGGCGAGTTCGATGGCCTGGAGCTCCTTAGCGAAGCCGGTGAACCCGTATGTGTTCTCTCCGGCCGCCTGCAGTTGCTGGAGCATTTCGAGCGCCTTCTGCGCCTGCGCCTGTGCCGTCTCGGCATCGCCCTTGCGCAGCGCCTGGGCGGCGGACTGCTTGAGGGTCTGCGCAGATGCATAGCTCGGGTCGCCGCCGACGCCGGCTTGTAGCCCGGCAATCGCTTCGCTGTAGCGCTTCTCGATAGCCAGGCGGTCCTTCCGCACTTTCTCAACCGCTGCCAGCGCGCCTTTCTCGGCCGCCTCCTGCTTCTTGAGAGAGTCCTGCACCGCCTTCAGCCGGCCGTCACGCACTTGGCGCAGCGCTTCGGAGTACGCACGCTCCGACGAGAGCGCAGCTTGCTGCCGTGCGTCGTCGACCGCCTTGACCTGGGCGGCGGCTTCCTCGGCCGCCTTGCGCGCCTCCGCCGTCATGCCGGTCTGTTCTTCCAGCAACTGCTCGCGGTACTTCTTGAACGCTGCCAGGCGCTCGCTGATCTGCGCGTCAGACATGAACAAGTCGACCACGCCGAAGCCGTCGTCGGCGGCCTGCAACTTCTGGATCTCCTTGTTCACCCTGTCGAGCTCAGTGACGTTCCCGGTCACCCGTGCAGCCAGGTAGCCCAGATCCTCTCCGAAGCCGGAGAACAGCGAGCCACCTTGAGCCGCTGCGGCGGCCAGGCGAACCAGGGCGCTGGCCAGCGTGGTCAGGTTGCCCTGGATCGTCGGGTCGGCAAGTACCTCCTTCAGTTCCTTCAGCGACTCGATAAGCGGGCCGGTGTCCGCCTGGCCGACGCCGCGGCGGATGGTGTCTTCGATCGCCGTCCATTCCTTCGAGACGGAGTCACCAAACGAGGCGAGTTCGCTCTGCAGCTTGGGCAACTGCCCGATCAGCGCGTCGGTGACCACTGCCGCCGTCAGCTTGCCCTCCGCCGCCAGCGCCTTAAGTGCCGAGGTCGGCACACCGATGCCGTCGGCCAGAGCCTGCATCAGGCGTGGCGCCTGTTCGGCCACGCTGTTGAACTCGTCCCCGCGCAGCGCGCCAGCCCCCAGCGCCTGGCCGAACTGGATCACCCCGTTCTCGGCCTCGACCGCAGAGGCGCCCGACACGCGGAACGACGCCGACACAGCCTCGGTGACCTTGAGGATATCCTGCTGGGTGCGGCCCGCTTCCTTGAGCGGGCGACTGATCCGCCCGTACAGCGTAATCAGCGCCTCAACCGGCTGGCCGGTGTTGTAGGCGATGCGCTGCAACTCCTCGAGGGCGGTGTTGAACTCTTCCTGGGATCCGGTTGCCAGCCGCAGGCGGGCGTTCATTGCCTGGTAAGCGTCGGCGGTGTTCGCTACCGCCTTCACCCCGGCGGCCAGCGCGCTGAACGTGAGATAGCCTGCGAGCAGCTTGCCGCTTGCGGCCAACGCCTTGTTCGTCACGTTGAGGTCGCGGTTCACCTCGTTGAACATCTGCCGGGTGCGGTTCACCCCCTCGACGATCAGTTGCGTGGTCACTCTACCGGCCATGATCGAACTCCTGCAGGAACTGTTTAAACCCCTTCAGGGGCGCGCGTGCCGCGCGGCGAAGCAGCAGGTGGTCGCGCCGGTCTTGCTTGACCTGTTTGCCGACCTGCTCGAGGAACACCTCGATCTGTTGAAGCGTCATGCGCGAAACCTCGTCGAGACTGAAGCCCGCGCGAACCAGGCTGGTTACTGCTGCTGCCCAACCAGCGTTACCAGCGTCGTCACTGCCGCTTGCTGGGCGCGGGCGAAAAAAGCGGCGTTGACCCGTATCACTTGCATGACGATCTGCATCGCCACGTCGACCGGTAGGCGCCAAACGCGCCAGCGGCTGAGGTTCGTGGTCCTGCGCAGGATCTTCCGCAGCTTGGCCGAACCGGTCTTGCCGAACTGCAGGATGGCGGGAACGGTGCCATCGCTCAGAACCTTGAGAAGGTCACTGGCGATATCCCCGAACAACTCGAAGTCGGCGAGGCGGACGTGCCGCACGATCACCGGCGCTCCGTTGACGTAGATGGTTTCAGGTTCGGGAAACAGAATTCCGAGGTCAGACATGGGCCACCCAAATGAAAAGGCCCGCCATCAGGGCGGGCCGGTTGATCTACGGCCATCAGGCCGCGTCGGTGTTCTGGATTTCCCAAGTCCAGATCGCGGCCTCGCCGACGTCGTAGATGTTCGGGTCGGCCAGAAGGCGGATCTGTACCGGGATCACGCCGAACTCGGCGCCCTGGTTCAGCGGTAGGCCGCCATTCAGACTGATCCGCGCATAGAAGCAGTTGATCCGACGCTTCTCACCATCGCCGGCTTCGTTGGTCTGCTCGAACATCACCCGGTAGAACTTGCGGCCGGTAGTGAACGGCTTCACCAGGTCGACAGTCGGGTAGGTGTAGCTGGCCTCGATCGGCAAACGCTTCAACCCGCCATCCGGCGGAGCAGTGGTCGCGTTGATTGCGTCGGCCAGCGCGCCGCCCGGCAGAGGCCGAATGCCGCCGGGGGTGACGGCGTAGTCAACGCCGCGCACATAGGTCGGCGTGCCACCGACTCCGGTGACGCTGCTGACCTCGAGGGGAATGTGCGCAAGGCGGATGATGCGATCGACATAGGCGTCATGTACCTCTTCGGAGACGGTCCCCGATGGCACACGCTCAACAGAGCCGTAGAGGATCACCGCAGCGGCGCGCGGGGAAAAGTTGACGGCCTCGCCGGTGATGTTGATCGCCGTGATGGACGTTACGCCGTCGAGCTCAGGCAGGCCGAGGCGCGTCGGGTCGGGGATAGTGATCTCGGTCGACTCAGGCTCGGCGCTGGTCGTTTGCAGCTTGAACAGCTCCTCGTACACAGACGACGGATACGGTGCGACCGACGTCGGGCCGCGGAACAGTTGGGTGTAGAGCATCGTTTTCTCCTCGGCCTGGCCGATCAGTTGTAGGTTTCGACGTAGATCACGCCGATGGTTGCGGTCAGGGTGTGGAAGTTGCGACCGGACTCGGCAAACTGCGCCACCGCCTCGTCGATATCCTCCACAAGCCCAGGGAACTTGCGCTCCGGCTGGTCTTCTCCGAAGCCAAGGGCGCGCAGAATGTCGACGTGGACGTCATCGAGTTCGTGCTCCTCCGCCGATCGCGGGAATACAACCTCGACCTCGAACGTGCGGAGCCTGGTCGCCTGGCGTACCGCCGTTCCGGTTCGCGCGTCGCTCGCGACTCGCACAAGGGCGTAAGGCCCGCTGGCTTTGTCGGGCACTCGATCTGTCGGCCCGTAAACTGCCCGCAGGTCCGTCAGGTAGCCGTTTATCGGGCGAATCTCGCCCAGGCGGGCCCGCAGGTCGCGTGTGACCTGGCTCGCTTTCGTTCGCATGGTTGGTTTTCCTCAGACGGCCTTTTCGAGCTCGCGGCGGATGCGCCGCTCGAACTCTTGGCGCAGAAACGCATTGGTCCAGCGGATGGTCTTCGCCGTAGTCAGCAGCCTGAACCAGTACGCCACCGACGGGCCTTGTGCTTCCTGCAGGGCGCGCCGATAGGTGTAACTGGTGACATTGGGCGAACGCCCACGCGCCGTCCTGGCCCGCTGACTGCGGGTAGACAACGGCCGCTGCAGCCGCCCCGATGGGTTGACGAAGCCTGCGGCAACTTTCCGACCGTTCGGGCCGACGACATAAATCCTCGCCCGCGTCGAGTTGATAGGCTCGAAGATCCAGCGCCGGTATGCCGTGACGCTGACGCCAGACGACGACGGAATAAGCCTCGCGTTCATCCGGCCCGCCCTCGCGCGCTTGATCACGATCCGCCGGTTGGTGAAGGCGCTGGTGAACGCAGGCCGCATCGGCTCGTTGTAGCGCTGCTTCCTCGTCTGCGTCGCCGTGGTATTCAGCGCGCCGCGCATCACTGGATCAACGCGCCGGCCGGCTTCCAGGAGGCGCGCTTGCGCCTGCTCGACGCCGACCAGCCTGATCGGTGCCCTCATTGCACACGCTCCAGCCAGATCCCGCGGACAATGCCGTCGTCGGTGCCGTCGGCGTAGTCGACGACGTAGTAGCACACTCGATCCACCTCAAGCAGATCGCCCACCTGCACCCTCCCCGTCTCGATCAGCGCAACCTCGGCGCGGATCCTGTAGGCCGTCGCCTGGCCGTTCTCGTCCAGCCAGGGCGCATCGTAGTTCAGAAACACCCGGCACGCGCGCGGCGGCGCCCCATCGGGACGGTATTCTCCCTGCTCGCCGATCAGCTCGGTCGCGGTGATCGCCAGCTCGGCCCGGCGGCCGGTGAAGTCGCGGGCACTGTCGATGTGGAACAGGCGGCCATCGGCGGACAGGTAGCGTCCCTGCTGAATGCGCGCATCCCACCAGGCCCTGATTGCGATCTTCGCCGGACTGCGCAGGCCGGACGGGAACGGCGGCTCCGCGGTCTCCTTGGTCTGGATGCCGCACCAGATCCAGTCGAGCCTGAACGGCAAGAGGTCAGCAGACAGCATCAGAAGGTCGGCGGGCGTGTCGAGGTTTCCGCTGCGCATTCAGACCCCCATCCCGACCCGGTAGGGGTTGAGCAGGTTCCGGGCGGTGGCAATCACCGTGTAGATGGTGCCCACCACCGAGGATTCGCGGTTGGCGTACAGCTCCGCCGCCTGGATGAGGATGGCAGCGCGCACGCTGGCCGGTACCGGAGCCTGGACGACAGGGTCAGCAGCAGGATCAACCGGCCAGGGGATCGGCCGGTTGAGGAACTGTGCCGCCTGGTCGATCGCCGCCGCCAGCTTTTCCTCCAGGTCCTGGTCGTCCTGGGTGTGCCTGATGCGCAGGTGCCGCTTCAGGGCATCCAGGTCCGGAACTGTCGTTGGAACTGGCATGGGATGGCTCCTACTTCTCGGCCTGCTGGTCGGCCTTCACCTGTTTGGCGGCCGCCTTCCGGGCGACCGGTTCGCGCGCCTTGCCTTCTTGGATCAGCGCCTTGCCGTCTTCCGCGGTGGTCTCGAACGGCTCGCCCGGTTGGACCAAGCGGCCACCTCGATAGATGGGCTGGATTGCTCGGAGGTCCATGGGTTACTCCTTCTTGCTGGAGTTGCGACGGCGCTGCTGCGGGGGCTCGCCGGCACCTTCCTCACCAGGCTCAACGGCATAGCCCTTGCCGATCAGTTGCCGGGCGTGCTGGTCGTTGGTATCGAAGGTCGCACCTTCGACCACGGTTCCCACCCCGTCCACCAGGATGGGGCGTAGTGCTTTCAGTTCCATCGTTATGCCTCCAAAGGGCCGCCATGGGAGGCGGCCCGGCTAGTGGTTACGGAGCCGGCGGGGTGAAGGTGCCGTAGATGAACGCCTCGGGGCGCTTCACGGCCAGCGCCAGGCGCTCTTCGCAACGGATCGAGATCATGTTCTTCTCGAAGTCGTCGGCGTTCTCGGTGGAGATCACCACGTTGGCGTCTTCGCGATCGAAGATCTGCGCGCCGGTCTGGAACGCACCAGTCAGGAACTTGCCCTGGAACGCGGCGATTTCAGTGGCAACCACCGGCAGGCCCCACAGCAGCGGGCCGGCCAGGCCCAGCGGGTTCGCGAGGATGTAGCGGCCCAGGGTGTCCTTGGTCAGCTCGATCTTCGCCCAGTCGATGAAGTGCAGAACGTGGCCGGATGCCGGCAGGCGCGCCAGCTGGGCCTGCAGCATCGCCAGGCGCAGGTCATCGATACCGTTCTGCTGCTCGACCGCGAAGGCGGCGCTGAACGCAGAGGCTTGCGGCACGATGCCGTCGAGGTGCGCGCCGGTGCCATCGCCGAACAGGATCTCCTGCTCTTCGACGTACTTCAGGCCGAAGCGCATCTCGGTGTCCACGGTCGACTGCAGTTGAGCGAAGTCATCCAGGATCTGCTTGGACGCCTTGAACATGTGCGCGATGGTGGTCACCGGGGTGATCTTGGTGCCGAACGTGATGCTGCTGTACGGCTTCGCGGTGTTTTCCGGCACGACTGCGGCGGCGTTGGTGAAGCCGGTCTGTTGAACCCAGAAGATCGCCGGCGAAGTGGTGCGCCCCGGAGCGATCAGGTCGCGAATGAACAGGCGCTGTTTCGGCATCACGTCGATGCCAGGAAGGCGCTGCGGCTCAACCACGCCGGTGGGGATGTCGGTGCTGATCAGAGCGTTCTGAACGGGAATGCTGACGCGCTTTCCGCCCTCCACGCTCGCGGCGAACTGCTTCAGCGCCTCGCTCTTGATCACGATGCCGCCGACGGTATCGCGGGCGGCGGGCGCGCCATTGGTGGGCGAGCGGGCGAACTCCTGCTCCAACTCGCCGAGCTTGGCCTTCAGCTGCTTCTCGGCCTCGGTCAGGCTGTTGAACTTGGTCGCCAGTTCGTCGACGGCGGCCTTGGTTTCGCTGGACAGGCTGCCGGCCTTCTTGGCTTCGTCCAGGGCGGCCTCGGCTTTCTTGCTGAAGTCGCTGGAGGCCTTCTCCAGCTCAGCGGATACCTGCTTGAGCAGGTCAGCGGTATTTTCGGACATTTTCTCTCTCCGGTTACTTGGAAGCTGCTGCCGAGAACCGCGCCAGGGCGGCTTGAAGCTCGGCGATGGGGCGGCCAGATCGGCCGTGGTATCGGCAGCGCAGGGCTTACCGGGGCCGGTAGCGCGAGGCGTACCGGTCTTGAGTTCTTGAATCAGCGAGCGGCGCTCAGAGCGCGGAATGCCCTGCTTCGCCAGGATCTGGTCGAGTCGGCGGGCGGCGATCATCGGTGCCGCCAGCGCGTTGGCGTCGTCCTTGGTGGCGTCTGACTCCAGCAGGCTGTCAGCGAATCCACGCTCAATGGCATCCGATCCGCCCATCCAGGTCTCGACATCCATCAGCGCCTGCATGTCCTCGACCGGGTCGCCGGTGCGCACCGAGTAGATGTCGGCCAGGGTTCCGTCGATCTGCTCCAGGAAGCTGGCCACCTCCTTGAACTCGTTGCGGTCACCCGCGGCGATCGTCCAGGCGTTGTGGATCATCAGGAAGCCGGCGCGGGCGATCTTCACCTCATCGGCCGCCATGGCAATGAACGACGCTGCGGAAGCTGCCAGGCCGAGCACGCGTACGGTGACCTTGCCCTTGTGCTCGCGCAGCAGGTTGTAGATCGCCAGCCCCTCGAAGACATCTCCGCCAGGGCTGTTGATGTTCACCACCACGTCGGCATCCTTCATGGCTCGCAACGCGGCGCTGATGCGCTTGGCCGTGACGCCCTCGCCAGTCCACCAGTCGTACCCGATCGGGTCGAAGATGCTGATGCTGTTCTCTTCCTCCACCGCAGCGCGAATGGCGGGGTTCCAGCGCTCCAGCGCCTTGGGCATCAGGTCGCAGGAAACGTCCGCGCGCGGTCGAGCCGCCGGCGCCGTCGGAAGCGATTTGATAGTCATGGTCTCTCCAGTCGGCTCAGGCGGCCTGGTTCAAGCGAGGAAGTGAAATCAGCGCGTGCGCCATCATCGGACCAGCCGGGTTGCCGGTTTCCAGTGCCTCGACAGCGAGGTCGATAGCCTGGCGCATGGCGGCCTTGTCGCCGCTCTCATTGGCCGCGACCAGGCGAAGCATGTAGGCCGTCGCTGCGGGCGACACACCACCCGCAGTGGCTCCCAACTGCTCCAGCGGAACCAGCGCGGACTGCACGGTGAAGACATTCCCGCCCTCGATTGGTGGCAGGTTTTCCAGGCGACGGACCTCGTTACGGCTCATCCAGCCGTTCTGGAGTGCGGTGTTGTACCAGGCCGCACGGCCGGCACTGTCAGCGCGCAACAGGCCTTCGACGGCGAACTCCGCGAAGAACTCCTCTGCATCAGCTTCACCGATCAGGCAGCGCGTTATTTCCTGCTCAATATTCACCAGCAAAGGGCGAAGACTGTTGGTCAGAAAGTGCAGATTCTGAGCCTCGACCGAACTGGCCCAGCTCGACTGCTTATCCATATGACCGACCATGAATGGAGGCACCCGGAACCAGCGGCACATCTCCTCAACGTTGAAAGACCGCGACTCAAGCATTTGTGCCGCTTCGGGATTCATTGTGATTCCCTGGTATTTCAGACCAGCCTCGGCAACCATGATCTTGCCGGCATTCTGCGACCCCATAAAGGCAGAAAGGCTATTGCGCAGGTCTTCGCGCTGCTTAGGCGTTAGAACCGTATCGCCGCTGAGAATCCCGGAGGCCTGCATGCCCTGAGCAAAAACTTTTGCAGCAGCCTCTTCGGCCGACATCGCCGAGCCAAAGATGTCGCGCCCCATAGTCACCGGAAGCATGCCGCACACACCATCCAGTCCGAAACCGCGGATGTGCATCAGATTTCTCTCGGGAATATCCCTCTCCACACCGTTCTCGGTGTAGGTGTACCTCAGTCTTCCGTTGTCCTCGCGCTTAACCCTCATGCATTGTGGCAATAGGGGAACCAGTGCAATGACACGGCTTCCGACCATCTTCTTCTCGACAAAAGCGTTGCCGCGCAGGCAAATGCTCGCCACCACCATCAACATGAAGCGTTGCGGGGTCATCTCAGCATTCGGCGATCGGCATAGCAGCCGGAACAAAGGATGGTCCTTTGCAGGCTCGCGCGAGCCATCTGGCAAACGCCGGTAAAGCTTCAGCGGAAGGGTAGATACCGACTCGGATAGCAAGCGAACACATGCCCAGACCGTCGATAGCTGCAGAGCCTTGTCAACCGTGACGTGCTTTCCGCTGGCGGAGGTGCCGAACCATTCCTGCCAGAATGCCCCGTCGGTGAGACTGATCGGAACACCGAGCCAATCCAGAAGGGCGGATTTTATCCGCCCTGGTTTCTTTTTGTTGCCCATCAGAGGCCTACCATGATCGGGTTGGAAGTAAAGTCGTCCAGATCAGCAGGATCGTCGGCCTCAGCCTTCGATGCCCCGATCGCCATCAGAAGCGCGGTCATATCGTCAATTTTGTCCGGCGACTTCTTCTTATCGGGCGCCGTGCTCATGTTCCCGTCGTACCGCGGAATCACGTTTGAGGCGCACCACGCCAAAAGCGGGTCGCCACCATGGGCGAGATTGCCGCTGATGTAGGCAACCTCGAGGGCTTGCATCGTCGGGTGATAAGACTTCGTTCCCTGGATGAACTCCAGCAGAGGAACTTCCTTCGCCACCAAGCGGTTAACCAGATCGGAGGCGTTCCAGCGGTCATACGCAATAAGCCTCACGCCAAAGCGCTCGACCGCAGCAAGAATGTCCTCCTCGATTACCGCGTAATCAGTAACATCGCCCTCTGTTTGCTTTAACAAGCCCATCTCAACCCAGGCCGCATATGGCACGGTTCCGCGCTCAGTGCGAAAGGCCACAGAGCTTTCTGGCGCCCATCGCCAGCCATGGGTGTACAGCACACCGTCGACCAACCACACCAAGCGGAAGCAGGTCAGGTCGGTGGTGCTGGCCAAGTCGAGACCGCCCCAGCACGGATACTGCTCAAGCCAGTCGAGATCGACATTGCCGGAGCACTTGTTCCACTTGGATAAGTCAACCCAACCGGTTGCTGTCGAGGCCGGCCGGTTTAGCCGCTTAATGCGGAACTCCGCTAGTTTCGACGGCATCTGCTTCGCTTCGACAGCCTCCTTGCGGATAGCGGAGAGCAGGTGCTTGTTGGCATCCATAAGCGGGTTAGCTTTGATCCAGACCCGCTCGTCGAACTCGTCATCAGCCTTGATCTTGAGGGTCTTGTTCTCCTCGTCTACGGCGTAGAAAACAACCAGGAAATGATCTGCGGTGGTACCGAATACTCCCGCCAGCAGGCGCTTTGCGAACTGCCGCATCTCACCCCAGGGGCCAGGGTTGGTATAACCCTCGGTGGTTGTGTACAGCCAAAGCGGGTTACCGCGGGCTCCAGCGGCGGAGGTAAGGACGTTCAGCAGGTCCGCGCTCTTGTGGGCATGGATCTCGTCGAGCCCTACGTGCGACGGGTTAAGACCGTCCTGCGTGCTGGCCTTCGCGTGAATCGGCTTGAAGGTGGCGCCCGTCTCGAAACGGGTGATCGCCTTAGCCCATGTCTCCAGGCCGAAGGCCTCGCGCAGCGCTGGGGTCTTTTCAACCATGCGCTTTGCAACATTGAAGATGATGCTAGCTTGAGGAAACGTCGTCGCCGCGCTGATTACCTGAGCGCCCTCCTCCGGCTCGCAGCATTCGCAGTACAGCAGAATGCTTGAAGACAAGGTGCTCTTGGCGTTCTTCCTGGCCACCGCGAACAGGGCCGATGTGAATCGGCGCGGGTAGAACTGGCCGTCGTCGGACCAGCCATCTACCTGAATCCACTCGCGCTTGCGGAACCCGAAGAGCTGCACGACAAAGAAGACGTGCGAAGGGTGCATAACGATCGTAGGCGTATCCCACTTCCCCTCGACGTGTGGCAGCTTCTCGATGAAGTCGCATGCATCGTTGGCGTGCCACTCATCGAAGAAGAACGGACAAGACTTCTTTTTCGCCCGCTTCAGATCGTCGACAAACCGCTTTGCAGCCTGACGTATCAGCAGACCATGCTTCTTACGACTCTTATCGGCGATTGCTGCTTTGGCATAGTCGAGGGCGATTTTGACGTAATCACGCACCGCGCCTCCCATTCTTCGCAAATGGATTGCCGGCCTGCTTCTCGCCGGCAGACGAAACCTTGCGGCGACTGGCCGGAGTCATTCCGAACTCAGAAAACAGCGCCTTGAGAGCGGTCTGCTCGGCGGCGGTCGCCTCCATATCGGCACGCGCCTTCTTGCGGAAACACTGCCAGGCGAAGCAAAGCTGCTCTAGCGAGTACAGGTCGACGACCTGCAGAACCTTCGCGGCAACCAACTGAGGTCCAAGCTGGTTCCACATTTCGGCGCCGTCTCGATTCAGGTGCATCGGTGGCTCTGGGAATTCTTGGATCAGATCGAACTCTGGTGCATCCGGCACATCGCGATCCGGGCGATCAGTGCCTGCCAGAACCTTGAGGTGCGGAGGCGTGCTCTTCCGCCCCATAAATCGAGCCTCACATTTTCAAAATAGAATTTTGACGGTGCGAAAATTTGGCTCCCCCCGTCGTTCGGGGCTCGAAAGTTCCAGACTTTCGATCCCCCCCTCCCGGTGCTTTTCTGCACCACTTTGGTGCATTATTCATTCGATTGTTCAGGCGCACCAGAACCCACCAATCCGACCTTCTCGCCGATCTGGTTATGGCAGGTCCAGCACAGGGCTCGCAGGTTGTCCCATGAGAGCGCCAGCTCCGGATGACTCTTGACTGCCTTGATGTGGTCGACCATTCGGCTCTCGACGATCAGCCCTCTGCCCTCGCATTCCTCGCAGAGTGGATGGAGCTTGCGGTAGTAGATGCTTAGACGACGCCAACGCTCTGTCTTGTAGAAGGCATCGCTATCGTCACGGCGTGCGTTGTACTTCTTGTGGGCCTGCCTGGCTGATGCTGCGCGGCGCTCGTCAGCAGCCCTCTTGTGCATCGCGCAATAGAAGCTGCCGGTAACAGAAGGCTTTCCGCAGCCAACCTCACTGCATATCCGAGCTGGTCGTCTCGGCATGGATCACTCCTGTCGCTCTATGCAGTCCAGCACCTGCACAGCGCACGCTGTCAATGCAGCCTCAACGGCATCGATCGCCGCGGTTGCATCCTCACCGATCGCCAGCGGCGGGCGGCCTGGGAGCCGACACGGCGTCAGCGGGCACTTGGCCTGCTGCGCGGTAGGCGCTGGGGTCAGTGGTTTCGGGGCGGGCGTACATCCGGCCAAGGCCAGCAGGGATGCCAGCACGCAGCCAGTCGCGAACAGCCTGGTCATTCTCTTTCAACTCCCGTAACGCCGCAGCATGGCGCGCGCCCTGGACCTCCAGGGCTTGGCCGAGTTGGCGGGTTTGCCGTTCGATCTCGGCGACGCGGCCGAGCTGGCGTTGCTGTTCAGCGAGAACGCCGGCCTGCAGATCGATCATCTGCTGATTGCGGTCACGCTCCTGCGCCGCGACGTCAGCACGCTCCCGCTCTGCGGTCACTTGCAGGCTCAAGCGATCCATCCGCCACATCATCCCCATCGCAACAAGCGCGACGATCAACCATGGAACCCACCTCATCACGCACCCGCCAGCGCTGCGCGCGCCCATTCGAGACGCGCCACTCGATCCTCAGCACCGTTGCAGCCGCCGTTGATCTTCAGAGTGATCCGCTCGAATCGGCCTTGGTCAGCCAGGTCGTTTAAACCCCGCGACTTCCACCACCACCCCGCGGCGATTGCTGCCCAGGTCCGATGCTCCAGCAGTTCCGGTTGCGCCACCAGCGGCAGCGCCAGGGCGCGTGCAGCTTCGGCGTAGTTGTCGTGTCCGGTGATCATGATCAGGCCACGGCCACGGTATCGATACCCATCGCCCGTATCCGGCGACCCGTTGCCCATGCGGTTTGCGTAGACGCGGTTCGCGACGCGCTCGGGCTGTCGTGCGTACTGCTTCGCCTCGGCTGGCGTGAACCGCTTCGGCCATGTCTTGAGCAGGCCTTCAGCGGAGTAGTTCAGATTCTCGACCAGACGCTTGAGGCTCTGGCTTTCGTGCCCGACCTGAGCCAGGAACATCGCCACCCGCTCAGCCGTGTTGATCTCGAACCGAGCCATGGCGCCGTTGATGTGCTCGACCCAGGTCGATGCAGTAGCGGCGCCGCAGCCGGTAGCGCGGTCGAGTTGATCGTCGGTGATCTTCATCAGCCCACCTTCCTTTCCGCCCAGCGCGCGCCCAGCTTTTGCACGGTGCTTACCCCGAGGACGCCAACGAAGCCGGCGGCAAAAAACTGCCAGGCAGGGCTCCAGCCAAACTCCTTGGCGGTGAGACCGACAACCATGACCAGCATCGCGCCAAGAGCGGCTTCGATCAGTTGCCGAACAATGCTCGGCTCCTTCCCCTCGTACTGGGTACGGAGCCAGGTAAGGATGAAGGCGAGCCCCATCGCCAGCCCTTGCTCGCGCAGCGCGAGCAGCACCGTGGCCCAGAATGACGGGTCCTTCTCTGGCATCTTCATAGTCTCGATATCCCCTCGGCGGGGCGGAAATGAAAAAGCCCAGCGCAAGGGCTGGGCCGGGAATGGGTGCAGGTACGGCCTTTCAAGGGGGCCGCGCGCCCCGAAGCGCAATGCGCCACCTGCAGAAACGAAAAAGCCCAGCTCGAAGGCTGGGCGATTTGTTGCTCGATCCTCAAAACGCGCAAGATCGGCAGGATGAGACAAATACTGATGGAGTGATGACGGCAAGTCAAGCCCTATGCCGCATCCTTGGCCAGCAAGCCCTCCGCGTTAAGAATCTGCTCCGCCGCCACCAGCGCCTCGTCGACCATTTCGTCGAGAACACGATGGATCTTCCTGCGCCATTCACGCCGAGTCGATTCTGGCGTTCCATCGAGATCCCAGGTGTTCATGTCGTAGAACTCATCCGGCAGGACGATCATTCCAGACGATCGAGCCATAAGACGCTTCCGCTTGACCCGCTCCGCCTCCAATGCGGCGCGTACTGCCCGCGCCTGCTTTTCTGGTGATCCATCCACCGGGATTTCGACAGATACGGTTTTCCGCAACGCCGGCTGAACCCCCTTCAGCTTCGGAATCGCCCAGGTCGTTATAGCTTTGTAGAGGAAAAGAGCAGGCGCCGGCGTTGCGACCACCGACCGCAAAAGCGAGATCGCCTGGACTTTCTTTGCCTGATGGGTGCTGTACTTCGCCACCAGAGCGGCCCAGTGACGCGGAATGAGCTGATCATGCAAGCGAGCATGCACCCAGCAATCGATTTGCTGCCTGAGATCAGCGGATACCATTACCCCACCACGACGACCAGACTCGCCGGCCTGATAGAGCTTTTGCCAAGCCTGCTTGCTTGTGTTGTCGATGCAGTCCGCTGCCAGCGCCGAAACGACTGCACTTGAAACGCTTTCGTAAATCATCGTCCTCTCCTCCAGCGCGCGTAGCGCCAATGGCTGGTCAATCCCCTCGAAAGTGAGCGCCGCCAGCTCCCTTCCGGTTGTTCTCTTCTCGCGCCAGCATGCTCGCCTGGCGGCGCTGCTCCTCCAGCAGCCGCTTTACCCACATCCGCAGTTGCACCACCGCATCCCGCTGATCGAGCGCCAGCCCCGTCACGCCGTCGACGAACCCCGCCGCTCCACAAGCGGCGCAATCGATCTCGTGGAATACCCCAAGGCTGTACCCTTTTCCGTGGCAAACGGGGCACTGAGCGAGCACACGTGGTTTGGTCGTCAGATCTGGACCATGCTTCTTCATGCGGCAGCCCTCTTCGCGTCCCTGGCCTTGGCTCGATACAGGGCCTTGATTGCCTTGATCTCCTCAACAGTCCACTTCCTTGCATCGTGCGGCCCCTCCAGTCGCGCTACAGCCTCAGCGCCGATCTTCGCCACCAGGTTGATCCGGTAGTTCACGACGTCCCCCGACTTGTGGTTGTTGCACGGGGCGCATTGCTTGTGGACGTTGTTCTCGTCGAACCTCAACTCGGGATGGGATCCGACAGAGCGGTAATGACCGGCGTGATACTGCCCATCATGAAAGCGTCCACAACTGATGCAGGGGCGGTCCCAGTCGCGCCAGCGGATGAACTCGTTGAATGCGGCCTGAGCCTCCCTCAAGTGGTCTGCACGGCTCTTCAATTTCTCTTTCCGAACCGCGATCTCGCGCCGCTCGCGTTGCTGAAGGGACTTGCGCTCCTTCTCCTGCTTCTGCCGAGCGATGACGATGCCGCACTCAGGGCTGCACCACGTCTGAAACGACTTCACCGGGACGAAGCGGGCGCGGCACGTCGATACTGCGCACTTCTTCGGCCGGGGCTTCCGTGCCGACAACGTCATGCTACCTCCCGCGGATACATGATCTGCTGGTGACGCTCGCAAATAGCCTGAGCCTCTTTCGACGACGCAACGGGGGCGCAAATGAATTCGCCTTGAACGCTCGCCCGGTAGTGAGCCTTGCCGGCGACCAAGAGTTTGCAAACCTTGTAGGGCGGGGAGCTGTCGCTAACCGCCAGATAATCGTTGAGCGCCTTCCACTTCATGAACGGGACTCCTTTAGCTGTTGTATGGCCTCGTTGTGCCGGTTGATTCGTTCGTTGAGATCGGCGCGCCGCCTGGCGGCCTCGTCCTTCTCTTTCTGCTCGCGCTGAGCGCGGTGGGCGGCAAGACTTTCCTTGAGCTTCGCCATGTTTTCCGCGAACCCCTTCGGTGCCTTCGTGACCTCGGCAGGGGCATTGCCAGTGAGCAGCCCGGCGATCGCTTGGCCGGCATCTGTCGGGGCCGGCAGTTGAAGAACCACCACCCCCTCCAGGCGCGCCACCTCTGCGGCTGGCAGGCGGTTTAGCGCGGCGGCTTTGTGGATACCCGCCTGACGGCCTTCCTCGTCGTGACCAAGGGACACGCGCCACTCGACAGGAAGCGCCTCGCGCCGAGAGCGAGACACTGCGCGCTCATAGGCCGATATGAACGCCATGCGGGCACCCACCTTGTCTCTCGCCTCCAGGATCGGCGCAGCGATGGTGAGCGCTTCCTGAATCTCCGGGGTGAGGACCACCGTTGCGCGCTCGTCCGATGCTTCCAGCGCCAGCGCCCAGGCCTCATTCGGTTCAGGGCGGCCATCGACTGCCTGCACACGCTGCAGGATGGCTGCGAGGGTGAGTTTTCCGGTCAATTCACGGCGGCACGCCTGCAGAGCGCTGCGGATCGCCTCCCCCGGATACTCTGCGAGATCCTTGGCCATCAGCTTCGCGGCATTGGCACTCATCTCCTGGCCAAGCGTTTCAGCAGTCGCCACCAGCGCGGCGGCCAGGTCGGCCTGTTCGTCACAGGAAAGCATTGGCGCGCCCCTCCTCTCGGATGCTCTCCGCAGCCTCCTTGGCGGCGTTCAGGTTCGCCTGAGTGCGCTCCAGTTGCCGAGCCGTGGCCCCGTTCATCTGCCGGTCAGTCGCCCACTGGGTGCGATACGACTCCGCCCTGGCCAGCAGCGAGCCCAGGTCGTGACAGTTGCGGATCAGATAGGCGTCGTTGATGCCGACGAAGTACGCCGCCACCGCCGGAGCCTCCTCAGCGCCCAGGCGCTTCAGCAGGTCGCGAACCTGACCGTTGACCTTCGAGTTTCGCACCGGATGGGTTCCGTACCGGTGCTGGTACGCTGCCGCATACGCCGACCAGATCGCTCGGCATGCCTGTTGCCGATCACGCTCCGCATCGGGCTGGCCGGAATCGGCCGGCAAAAGGTTCCCTGATGGTTCCCTTGTAGGTTCTATTACGGTTCTGGGTGCAGATGCTGCGGGGGTGGGGTGCATTTCCTGCGGGGGTGGGGGTGCAGCATCTGCGGGGGTGGGTGCATTTCCTGCGGGGGTGCATTTGCTGCTGGGGTGCATTTCCTGCGGGGGTGCATATGCTGCGGGGGTCACCGAGTACATGGTCGACCTGCCCTGGCGCTCCTCGACGCTCACAATCCCTACGGAACGCAGCCACTTGATCGCCTGCTGCACAGCGCGTTTCGACAGGCAGCAACGCGTCGCTATGCTGTCCACCGCCGGCCAGCACACCCCTTGGTCGTTCGCCTGGTCTGCCAGCGAGATCAGTACCGCCTTCTGCGCGGGGCTCATTCCCTGGAGAGGCCAGCAGGCCGACATGATGATCGTGCTCACTTGCGCACCTCCGGCGACACATTTTCTTGATTCGTGATTTCGTGTCGCGACACGCTACCGAGGATCACAGCTTGCCCTCCTCGATCTTCCGCGCCAGCACCGACAGCCCCTTGGCAGTGATGCGTACCTGGCTCGCCGCACGCTCGTCGCCCTGGTCGTCACGACCGAGAACCGTCACCTTGTGCATGACCCAGCCGTCTTGGATTCGCGGCTGATAGCCGATCCAGCGAGCTGAGCCGCTCCGGCGGTAGATCCATCGGTTCTGCTGGAGCCAGTCGAAGAGCCGGGAGGGGTTGATCTTGAGGTGCTTCGCAGCGTCGGTGATGCACATCGTTCCTGCTGCACCGCTGAGTCGCTCCAGGGCCTGGACCTTGGGCGCCTGCTCGCTGATGACCAGCCGCAGCGCATGGTTCTGCTCGGCCTGATCGGCGGCGAGCCTGAGTGCCTCTGGCAAGGTTGTTGGGATGCTCGGAACCTGGCTGGACTCCAGTTCGTGGAGTCGCCGAATCACCCGGTACCGGAGGGGAACGCTGTATCCAGAGATGAGGGTCTCGGTCAGGTCTCGGTCGAGGTGGAAATTCTCGGTGTACCCGCGGGAGTCGAGGTCTTCCCGGACATGGCTCAAATCTGAGCCATCCTTCCTCAACGCCTCCAGCATCTCCCGAATGTCCCTCAAGACGTTCTTGTGCTTTTTGCCGGTCAAATCCGCAATCTCGCGACTGCTCATCGTCAGGACCGGCCCTTGTTGGATGACTGCAACTTGTGACATATTCGTCTCCGTTGGATGTTCGGCACCGCCCTCCGGTGCCTCCTCAGAAAGCCCGGTTGCCCCCGGGCTTTTTGCTGTCTGCTCTACTGGATGCCTGAACAGGGGTAGCAGCCGACTAACCAGCGCCAGCCCCTCTCCGTAACATCTGCTACGTGCTATGCCGCACTCCGGCCCCGAGGCCTCGCTGGCGCGTCGTAGAGGTCTGGGCGGAGCTGGTGGCGGGTGATGCGGGCGCCGAAAAAGCGCTCAAGATCACGCGCCAGCGCCGCCCCTGGAGTCCGGCCGCAAGCCAGAACCTGTCTGAGGTACGCAACGCTCGTGCTGAGCGCCTTTGCAGCGTCATCACGTTCTTGGATGCTGAGCGACTTCCAGAAGGCCCGAAGCGCTTCTGTATGGGTGCTTTGGGGTGTCTCGACGGCCATAAATGTACCTCCTTGGTACAATCATGGTGAAAAGGAAGTGTACCGTCAAGGTTCTGTACTTTTTAGGTACAAATGATGAAATGGCCAGATGATCGATATCACGACAATCCGCCGCGCGAACGCGCTCACACTGGCCGAAAAGGAAGGCGGCACAGTCGCATTCGCTGCTCGCATAGATCGCGAGCCAACCCAGGTTAGCCGCTTGATTGGCTCGAATCCCACCAAGAACATCGGCAACAGGCTGGCCAGGCACATTGAGGAAAAATTCAATATGCCCCGCGGCTGGCTCGACATTCAGCACACCCCAGAGCAGCAACTGCGGGTGGCTGAACCAACTGCCGAGTATCACTCCGGCGGAAATCTGGAGCCATTATCACCGTGGTCAGATGGCGATCCACTCGCGCCGGACGAGGTTGAAATCCCATACTTCGACGAGGTCGAGGTAGCGGCGGGCGGCGGGCGAGTGCCAGACCTCGAATTGGCTAAGCGCAAGATTCGATTCCCGAAGGCAACCCTGCGCGAGGCCGCCGTCGACAAGAGCACCTCGGTTTGCGTCAACGTCACAGGCAACAGCATGGAGCCGCTCATTGCAGACGGCGCGATCATCGGCGTCGACCTCTCAGTCAACACGATCGTCGACGGCGAGATCTACGCCCTGAAGCATGACGACCTGCTGCGGGTGAAATTCGTCTATCGCCTGCCTGGCGGCGGCATCCGGTTGCGCAGCTACAACCGGGACGAGTACCCCGATGAGGAGTACACCAAGGATCAGATGCGTGAAGGCGGCATCAGCGTGATCGGGTGGGTGTTCTGGTGGTCAGTAATGCGACGCAGAAAGCATTGAGTCCTATTTGTACGGAGCGCGAATGGATCAGCCCGAACTTAGAGCAGAAAGGGATAGGGAATGCCTGGCCAGGTAACCGCCGTTGAAGTCATACGACAGAGCGAGCAAGGGGTGTCGGTGAGACCATTCCTTGTTCGAGGAGATGATGGCAATCGGTACTTCGTGAAAGGCTTGCATCGCGCAGGAGGTCCGTCGCTGATCTCGGAGGTGATAGCTGCCGAGCTAGGGGGCTGCCTTGGCCTTCCTATCCCAGACTGGCGCATCATGGATATCCCTCAGGCGCTTATCGATTTCAGCCCAATCGACAACATACACGATCTCTCGGGCGGGCCGGCTTTCGCCTCCCTGCAGATCGAGAATGCTAGTGAACTGATGTGGGCTGGGGTGCAGAGAATACCCGTAGAGCTTAGGCGCAAGGTCCTTGTCTTCGACTGGTGGGTGCAGAACGGGGACAGGAGCCTGGGCGAAAACGGAGGGAACGTAAATCTGCTCTTGGACTCTCAAGGTAACTTGGTGGTAATCGATCACAATGCTGCGTTTGACGCCACGCTCACCGCTGAGCAGTTCGGCACGTACCACGTCTTCCGCGACCAACTGAGTCACCTCCATGATCTGGTCACTCGTCAGGAATATGGCAGGTCGCTTGACGCAGCCCTTATGCACTGGGATAGGATTTCAGCCCTTCTCCCGGTAGAGTGGATCTACCGAGATCGAGACGAGATCGACGAGACCATACCCACCCTGCGTCAAAGGCTTGAAACGCTGCATCAGTTCAGGGATGAATGCTTCTGGGGGCAGCTATGAACTACTTCTGCAATTACTCGATAATCCGATTCCTGCCTTACCCCGAAACCGGCGAATTCGTGAATATCGGAGTGGTTCTTCTGGCCAGCAACGGCGAATTTCTATACAAAATCGAAACGAAGCGCCAACGGGTAACCCAGTTTTTCCATAAGCTCGACCACAAGATCTATATCCGGGCTCGGGGCGAGATCGATCAGGAGCTTTCGCGATTGTCGGGCTTCTTCAATAGGCACCGAAATCAACAGTACACGCAGCTTACGGCCTTTAAGAATCTAATTCATCCTCGCGAGACGATGATCCGTTTCAGTGCGCCTGGGACCATTGCAGTGGAGCATGTGGGAGAAGCGCTGCAATCGGTTTTCGATCATTACATCAACCACAGCTTCGCCAACAAGGAGTACGAGGAAAAGGTACTGGAGCGGCAACTGGGCCAGCTGCTGACAGCTGCAAATCTGAAGCAGAGGTACAAAGAGCACAAGCTCGGCACCACCGATTACCCCGTAAAGTTCCCCTATGTCCTGATGGATGCTGACGGAGCCAATGCGGCGCAGGCCATCAAGCCTATTCACCTAGGTCACGATGAGCCCGCAAAAATTCTTGAGCATGGGGATGTGTGGCTAGCCAGGGTCCGGCGGCTTCATAAATTACAGATGCTGGCTCGCGACACCCTTTTTATCGCCGCACCACCATCAAGCCAGAAGAAAAAGCTTCATACCGCCTATGGCGACATTGTTGAGCAACTCAGAGAATTTGATTCGGTGCGGGTGGTAAGTAATACACTGAGTGAGCAAGGATTGCTGACTGAGATTCGCTCCGGAATACCAGATTCCACGCACTGATTCTTAGCCCCGCACCTGCGGGGCTTTTCATTTCCGCCCTACCCCTCCAGCTCCTGCCTATCCCACCTCAGCGTCACGGTGCCGTCGTCGTTGAACACCAGGTCGATACCGTCCGTCTCAGCCAGAACCTCCATCACAGCATCCCACGCTTCCGCCGGGTCACTGTCTAGCCGGTGAATCGTCACCTTCCCCAGTTCCTGCGCCTTCGGTGAGTTGATCATCGCGGACACTCGCATCCCCAGGCGATCGGTCGGTGTGACCTCGTACGCCTGCTGCTTCTGATTCTTAGCCATAAGCACCTCATCAACTGTACATAAACACAGTATCCGATCAATCAGAATCCCTATAAGAGCCAGAAAGGTACAACCAAGGTATTGACAATGTACCTTTTCGCTACTAATTTCATCTCACCCTATGTACCTTTTTGGTTCAAGGGAGGCCACCGAGCCGACCGCTCTTTAACAACTCACGCAAAAGGCCGCTGGCCAAGCCAAGCATTGACGTACCCGGCGTGGGCGAATCCCACCTGAGTACGCCGTATTGCCTAAGCCACCAGCGGCTGAACCAGAAAACGTATGGAAAGAAATCATCGCCCAAGCACAGGTGGCGGGTAACGGTGCTCAAGACTGCGGCGCGCGGCATGCCGGCGACACGGTCAACCCTGACAGCAATGACGAAAGACCCGCGGGTTGTAGAAGCCCAGCAGGCGAACGCGGGAGAAACACCGATTTCACTGGCTGGCCCTCCACCGAGGGCCAGACGGGAAGTCAATACGCCCTGGAGGATCAGAAAATGAATGAAAAATCATCACGTGCTGTACGCCAGGCACTTCGGATCCTCCGCAAGGAGAAAGACGATCGCGAGGCGCGCATTGAGTACCACGAAACGGTTGGAATGCTGCGCGGCCTGTACTACGGCGGTGAGATCGATTCGATGGAGCTAGTTGCGCTCACGCAACTCGCAGGAAGCGCATACATCAACGCTGGGAAACCCTGGTAAGGAGACTGAAATGGCTCAATTCAATGTCGATGCGCACCTGAGCAACGGCAAACGCCTGGATTGGATTGCTCTGCCGGAAGGCAACGAGACACCGGATGACGTGCTGATCAAGGTACGCCAGGCCGCCATGAAGAAGTTCGGCGACCTCATCTGGTTCAACCGCTGGGACCACGTTGTTGCAAGCAACGGCTACATCACCGTGCGGATGCATGCGTGATGCAAGGAGTCGACCCGATGACAATCATTCACGAATGCGACCGGTGCAACGCGCCCGGTCGCGTGATCGAGACGTCCGACGGATTCCGCTGCGAGGGTTGCTACGAGGAGGCGCAGGAGCAGGTGCGCAGCGAGGCGAGCTGCCCCGAGTGTGGGCGCCTGGGGGTGACAGCTACAGGAATTTGTTACGCCTGCGAGAACATTTGAGAACACTGCCACGGTTCGCCGGGGCATCACCGAGGAAAGGACATGAAGACAGTCACCATCGGACGCGCCGCGCGCAAATACGGAAGTCGCCCCGTGCTGTTGGATGGCGTGAAGGTCGCCGAGGTCAGCAAGGTGTCGAGCTGCTGGGGTTCCCGGTATCTGTGGATTCTCAAGCGCGACAGTGACGGCAAAACGCAGCAATGCACAGACCTTGACCACGTCCGGTCAATCGTACGCACCTTCGAATAACCCGCCGCCCTGCCGGACTCCCCAACGCAGGCCCGAACCACCTGGCTCCCCATCGCCAGGCTGTATCGGAGAGTGGTCTGAAATGCGCAGGCTGAGGCGCTGCCCCGGCAGTGGCACTGCAAACCTTACGGGGTCTTCCCGGAAAACAGCAGCGAGCACGGAGATCAGCACCGGCCAGACCACTCCCCCATACAGCCACCACGCAATCACAACAGACGGAGGCCTCATGGCGGCCAAATCGTTCAAGCAGATGATCAAGGACGGCGACCTGAAGCGCGCGGATGCGATGAAGGCTCGCCTCGAAGACCTTCACGAAGAACCCGGTTTCAACCTGCGCGCCGAAGGTGAAGACCTCGAGCAGAGCATCGCGGATCTGGCCGACTACCTGCACCAGGGCGGCATCGTTCCCGCGCTGGAAGTGCGCCCCCGCGAAGACGGCGGCATGTGGGTTGTCGACGGACACCGCCGCCGGCGCGCTTACCTCAAGCTCGACGCCGAGGGACGGCTGCCACGTGACCCGAACGGCGAGTTCTGGGTGCCCATCGTTGCGTTCGGCGGTAACGACGCTGAGCGCGTGCTCCGCGTGATCACTTCCCAGGAGGGGCGCAAGCTCTCCCCTCTGGAGCTCGCACACGGCTACAAGCGGCTCATTGCGTTCGGGTGGACCGTCGAACAGATCGCCCAGAAGATGGGGCGCACCCGGCAGCACGTCGACCAGGTGTTGGTCGTAGGCAACGCGAATACCGATGTGCAGCAGTTGATCAGCTCCGGCGCGGTAGCGGCTACGACCGCTGCGAAGGTCGTCAGGAAGCACGGCGAGAGGGCCGGCCAGGTGCTCGGCCAGCAGCTCGCGAAGGTGATCGCGGCGGGAGGGACAAAGGTCACCCCCAGAGCGGTAGCCGAGCCGACCGTGCCGCGCGCCATTCTGGATGATCTGCTGAAGGTCACTACCGATATCGTCGAGGCCTTCCCTACGGCACTCCGCGCAGGCCTGGCCGAAGGGCCGGAATCGATCACCCTCACCACTCGCTCGGCATGGGTAGAGCGGTTGATGGATCTCGTCGCTCAGGCGAAAGAGTCCCTCCAGGGGTAAGCCATGTTCATCCTTCCATTCCTCATCGGCCTGGTGCTTCACGACCAGCGGCCCGAACCGCTGCGCGCGCTCGAAAGCGACAGCGCCGATCCTGACCTGGGCGCCTCGGCGCCAGCAGGCCGAGAACGATGTACCCGCGGGGCGTCCGGAGTTCGGGCTCCAGGCGTCCCGCCCAAAATGCTTCAAACCATAAGGCGGTTTGTAAGTAGAGGCGGGGCGGTGGGCGCCCCGCTTCACCCCTCTCTCGACTTCATGCGCGAGCACTCCACGCAATGCCGAGTGCTGACCCATGCAGCCAAGGAATCAACCATGCACGCAACCATCAACTGCGGCGGATGGATCGGCCGCCAGGGCCTCGGCCTGGCTCCCCGCGAACTCGAAGCTACCGCCTGGAGCGCCAGCGAACTTACCGCGAAAGAGGTCGCGCGCAGGATGGGCATAGCCCCAGGAACCGTCGAGAAGCGCCTCGACGACGCCAAATTCAAGCTCGGCGTGCGCAGCGTGCGCGGACTGGTGCTTGAGGCGTTCCGTCGCGGAATCATCTCGCCGGCAGTCTTCGTGCTCGCATTCCTCGTCGCCGGCCACCCGCTGATCGATGACGACCACATGAACAGGAACCGCAGGCCGAGCAACGAGCGACGACTCACCGAAGCCCGCACCATTCGCCGGATCGAAGAAATCACCATCAACGCGTAGGAGAACCATCATGCTGAAGCATCAGGAACAAACCGAAGTTCTCGCCGGCCTGCTCTCCCAGACCGCCCTCGCCCGCCTGGCGTTCGCTCAGCGGCTCATGGCTCCTGCGGTGGAGGAACCCTACCAGGTCGTGCCTCAGGGGCGCGGTTTCTTCCACATCGTCGAAACCGCCACCGGCAAGGTGCGCGGATTCCGCCGGAGCCACAACGAGGCATGCGCATACGCAGAGCGCATGAAGCGCCAGCAGGCCGCCAAGTGACCATGCGTCGAGCAATTCGAACCGGCGGCATCGGTGCAGCTCTGGGTTTCATCGTGCTGGTGTTCACGCTCCCCGCAGCAGTTCGGCAACAGCCACCCAGGACGCCGCCGTCCGCCGCCGCGCCAGCAGTTCAAGAGGCGAAGCCTCGAACGGTCTCCTACCGCTCAAGCGCCAGCCGCCAACACTCCTACATCTTCTGACCGGAGATACCCCATGGAACTACTCGCCAGGGCAAAGGCCCACTACCTCGCCGCCGTGTCGCTGTTCATGGCGCATAACGATGTCCGCTACTACCTCAACGGTATCAGCATCGAGCCGGCGTCTCAGGGAGGCGTTCTACTGATCGCAACGAACGGCCACCACATCGGAGTCATGCACGACCCTGACGGTTGGGCTAGCAATAAGATCATCATCAGCCCGAGCAAGGCGCTGGTCGCTGGCCTGAAGAAACGCAACGCTGGCACGGCGTTCATCTACGAACGCGCAGGGGTGATCTCCGATTCCGACTGGCCCGCTCCCGATGACGTGAAACAGTTCGCGCCGTTCGATCCTGGCACTCTGATCAGCGCGCAGCTCGAACTGGTGGGCGCCAAGTATCCGGACTGGCGGCGACCGATTCCGCTCGAGGGGATGGGGTCACCGATCACCGCGGTCGATCCTACGTACCTGGGAACGTTCGAGAAGGTCGTGAGGATATTCAACCGGGGCAGCGCACCGAACCTCGTACTGCGACAGGCAGATCCGAACTCTCTGATCCGCTGCACATTCCCTGACCATGAGCACCTGAAGAACTTCTTCGCCGGGGTGATGCCGCGCCGCGCTGATCACGAAGAACGACACGACGGCCTGCCCGACTTCCTGGGGCTCAAGGCGAAGAAGGTGGCCTGATGGCCAAGACCAACGCCCAGCGCCAGCGGGAGAAACGCCAGCGACAGCGAGAGGCCGGCATACCCGAGCGCAAGCTGCCCTCCCCGCCGGCGATCGACGCCGCGTTCGAGCGCCTGCAGGCGGTCGGCGATTTCGAGGACTGGCGAGAAGCGTTCTCGACGCTTCTACTCAACGCCTCAGCCCTGCCAGATGCCGATCTCCTGCCTCTTCTCGTCGTGTCGCGACACGAATACACGCCAAGCGAAAACGTGTCGCGACAACTACTAGCCGCCGGACTCTCCGTAGCCGACGACGAACAGTAACCCACCACCAGATCACCGACGCTAGCCACCGGCCGGCGCGGCTCTACTCGTCCTGAGGATCCTTTATGGAGTTGCCTTATCGCCTGCACCTGGGCGACTGCCTGCAGGTGCTCAAAACATTTCCCGACAATAGCTTCGACAGCGTGGTGACTGATCCGCCCTACGGCATCCGCTTCATGGGCAAGGCCTGGGACGGCGCCGACATTGAGGCGCGCGCAGCTCGACGGGCGGAAATGCCCAGCCATGCACCTGATGCCGGGCCGAACGGTGGCCATCGTTCAGTCGCTGCGGAAGCTGGGAAGTACGACCTAACCCCAAAGGGCATGCTTGCCTTCCAGGCCTTCACGCTGGAATGGGCGGCCGAGTGCCTGCGCGTGCTGAAGCCAGGTGGGTACCTGCTGTCCTTCGCCTCGCCGCGCACCTACCACCACATGGCGGTCGGCATCGAAATGGCCGGCTTCGAGATCCGCGACCAGATCATGTGGGTGTTCGGCAGCGGATTCCCGAAATCGCACAACCTGTCGGGCGAGTACGAAGGCTGGGGTACCGCTCTGAAGCCGGGGCACGAACCCATCTGCATGGCCCGCAAGCCGCTGATAGGCACGGTTGCACGAAACGTCCTGGCGCATGGCACTGGGGCGCTCAACATCGACGGGTGCCGCATCCCGTCCGAGCCCATACCACCGAACACCGGCGCCGGCGGTCTGCCGCGGCGTCGCGAGGACGAGCAGCGCGGCCCTGGCGCGGTTTCCCAGCCGCACGCTGGCGGCCGCTGGCCCGCGAACCTGATCCACGACGGCAGCGAGGAAGTGGTAACGCTTTTCCCGGCCGACGCCGGCCAGGCGGCGCCGCTGGCAACCCGCAACAGCGACAAGACCCGCAACAGCTACGGCGCCTTCGCCTGCTCACCTGATGCCCATTTCTCTCCGCACGACGCCGGCGGCAGCGCCGCTCGCTTCTTCTACTGCGCCAAGGCCAGCCGCCGCGACCGCAATGAAGGCTGCGAGCACATGGAGCGCAAGCCGCTGCACTGGTCCAGCGGGAGCCAGAACCCTGGCAGTTTCCAGGCAGATGGCACCGACAAGACCAGCCAGAACAACCACCCCACGGTGAAACCGACGGACCTGATGGCCTATCTCGTGCGCCTGGTCACCCCTCCAGGCGGCAAGGTGCTCGACCCATTCACGGGCAGCGGTAGCACCGGCAAGGCAGCGGTACGCGAAGGGTTCGAGTTCGTCGGCGTCGAGCGCGAGGCTCCCTATCTGGCTATCGCCGAGGCTCGCATCGCCCACGAACTGGAGCGCGTCACCGCCGCTGCAATGGAAACAGCAGAGGCACAGGCGCAGCTCGATATCTTTCGAGACGCCAAGGAGCAAATCGCATGATGCATCGCGTCTATCTTGCGGGTCCGATGACGGGCCTTCCTGATTTCAATTACCCCGCGTTCAACGCCGAGGAGAAGCGGATCCGCGCCCTCGGCTATATCGTCGAGAACCCAGCCGTCAACATGGTCTACCGCGGATCGCCGTGGGAGACATTCATGCGAGACGGGATCAAGCGATTGATGGACTGCGACATCCTGGCCCTGCTTCCAGGGTGGGAGCGGTCCCGCGGCGCGAACATCGAGCGCAACCTCGCTATCACACTCGGCATGCACGTCGTCGACGCCGAGGCGCTCCCTGAGCCCGACTTCGTCTGCAAGTGCCGCGCAATCCAATTCACCTGCTGCTCGATACCAAGCGACAACGATCCGTTCGTGTGCCGGCGCCTGGCTGGAATGCCGGCGTACCAGTCCCCCGAGGATCAACTGGCAACCGCAAGGAAGGCGCTCGAACGGATCGCCGCCCTCACCGACGTCTCTACCGGCGGTATCGGTATGGAAGTGCTGCAGATAGCCAGAAGCGGGCTTTCCACATTCCGACCAGTCGAGGAAACGCCATGCACACCCTCAACCTGACCGCGCTGTTCCTGGACGGCGAGGATGGCCAGCGCCTGGCCGAGGTCAACGGCCTCCCACGCCTCGGCGCCCTGCTCTCCTCCGCTCAACTGCGCCAGCTCGCGCGACAACTGAACGAGATCGCAAACGACGCAGACCAGGGCGCCAGCGGTGAGCACTGCTACACGGCACCACCTTACGGAGCCTGCCCATCATGCCATTCGACGAAAGCCCCGCAGTCCGCCGCATAAACGCCCTCTGTTCCCCCGCGCCAGCCCGATATATCCACCTCCCAACAGGCATTCACTGGGTCGTCATCGACAGCCTGGGCAATGTCCTGCAACTCGAAAACATCGAGCGCCGGCGCCGACTGATAACCGTTTCTGACCTCGAAACCGAGGCCTGGAGAAAGCTCCCATGACCGAATCAAAGATTTGCACCTGCCCTTCCGGGGACGGGTCGCTGCGCTGGCCGTGCCCGGCACATCCTGCAGATCAGGCAGGCGGGGATGAGCGCGCGGCGTTCGAACTCTTCGTGCGCAAGCACTGCGGCATGCCGGCGCATATCGCTGTGAACTGGGACGCCAAGTTCACCAATGATGCATGGGAGGGGTGGAAAGCCCGCGCCGCCCTGGCGCAACCCTCCCCAGTGCGCTCGAGTCTCTTGATCAACGGATACCAGTTGCGCGCCGCCCTGGACTTCATTGCGCCGGATGGCACTGCCGAGCAACTGGAAAGCGAGGCCTGCATCGAGTGGCGCCAGCAGGATGCCGATTTCCTCGAAGCAGGCCTATACGCCTTCTGCGCTGAGTATCCCGAAGAAGGCGGCGTCTTGTTGGATGAGGAGCCAACCACTGCGCAACCATCCCCGTTGCAGTCCGAGCAGGCAGAGGCGGAGCGGCCGGAGGTTGTGGCGTACCGGACTATCGGGCGACATACAAAGCACCAGCATCCCCACTACGCACTGAACTACTACAAGCAGAACGCGGAAGATCAAGCTGCCCACTGGCGTGAGCGCGGCTGCGAGGTGAGCGAGGACGAACTGATGACCGTCGCCCAGCATGAGCGCATCGTCGGGGCGCTGCGGGCGGAGATCGCAGAATGGCAAGAAGCCGCCGGGAGATCTCGTTCTGATGTCGTGGCGTACATCGCGGAGCGCGCAAAGCTGCTGGAAGAGCGCGACGCCGCCCTGGCCGAAGTCGAGCGCCTGCGCGAGTCCAAAGGCGACCCTGTCGGCAGCCTCGAAAAGTGCATGAAAGTGATGTACGAGCGCGACGAACACGCTAAGCGGCTGGAAGCCGCCCTGGCCAGGGTGGCGGAGCTGGAGAAAGAACTGGCGATGGCACGCGACGCAGCAGCAAAGGGTGATGCTGCTCGCCAGCAATGCGGCGGAATGGAGATGGAGATCGAGGAACTTCGCGCTGAACTAGCGGAACTGCGCTCAAGGGCGGTGGTTGTGCCTGATGCCGCCAACGACCGGAGAAAGAGCGCGCACTATTGCAGAGGCTGGAACGCCTGCCTCGACGAACTGGCGCGCCTCAACGGCCTGACGGTCAGCGAGGGGCTGGTGCAGGGGATGGCAACGTTCGCGCGCGAGATCATCTGCGGAGCCCTCGAGGGCGGTAGCTTCGATGGGGCAGACATACAGGAAAGCGCTGAACGCCATGGGCTGATCGCCAAACAGGTGATGAACGAGCCGTGCCGAGGCCCGGAAGAGTACTGCGCCTGCGCCTGGTCTACCTCGTTCCCGGCTGAATGCTATCGGGTAACGCCGGAACTCCGCGCCCTGCTGAGCGAGCAGGCGGGAGAGGAGCCATGAGCATGGAGTTCATTCGAATGGCCTACAACGTTCCCTGCAAGCGAGGCGGAAAGGTCATCTACCGAGGTCGCGGCACCGAGGAGCACGGGACGATAACAAGCGCAAAGGGCGCCCACCTCATGATCAAGCTAGACGGCGAAAGCAGGCCAAGGAGGTTCCACCCGACCAGGGCGATTCAGTACCTTCCGGAGCAGGCATAGCCACCCATCGCCAACAACTGTACGCATATACAGCAATTCGGATAATGGGCTACCCACTACCCGGATTGAATATGCGCACAAAACCCTTCCGCCCGCCGCGCCGGCATGAGATCGCCGGCCTCCGCTACTACCGCACCGCGTCAGCTTACAACTGGCTCGGCGTAGCGATGGCGCACCCGACTCGCGCAATCCAGTTGCTGCTCGAACAGTGTGAGCCAGACGTGCTCTCGCCAATGTTCAACATCGAGATAGACGCGATCCTGAGCCAAGCCGACGAGTACGCAAAGACCGGCCAGGTGCTCGAGCGCGAGCAACTGCGCGAAATGCTCATGCACCTGATCGCCAAAGCGGCGGGCGACTGATCCGGAGCCACCATGAAGAAAGCCCTTTCCCGACTGGCGGCAGCAGCCGTCATCGGCGCCAGCCTGGTCGCGCTACACGCAGTGATCGAACTTGCGCCAGCATTCGCAGCCCTGCAATGGGGCTGCTCGTTCTAACCGCACGGTAGCCGATAGGCTGCCATTCCCCGAATTTTCCCGACCAGCGCCAGAAGGACGGGGAGGTATTGCCCATGATCAGGTTTTTGACCGCAGAAGAAGTAGCGGAGTTGACTGGATTTGTTCGGCCGGCAGCCCAGAAGCGCTGGCTATCTGAGAACGACTTTTCGTTCGTAGAGGGAGGCGATGGTCGACCGAAAGTCTTGGAGGAGGTTGTGCTAAGTCGCCTCGGCGCAAGACAGGCCAAGAAAGAGAAAGGACCGCGACTGCGGTTGACGGGGTAGGAGATAGAGATGCGTCCGAGGAAGAAGGATAGACACCTTCCGATGTGCATGTTTCAGCGAGGGCCATCCTTTTATTTCGTGAGGGATGGGAAGTGGACGAATCTTGGGAGGGACTATCGCGCCGCTCTTCTTGAGTACGCGAAGCTCACCGGCGGCGCCAGCAAGGATGGGATGATCGACCTGATTGACAGGGTGATGGACCACATTGCGCCGTATCGGTCAGCGAACACGATTACCCAATATCGGGCTGTAGCTGAACGCTTGAAGGGCATGTTCGCCGAGTTCCAGCCAAGGGAAGTCCTGCCGAAGCATGTTGCTCAGGTAAAGACACATATGGCGTCGACACCGAACATGGCGAACAGGACTCTCACCGTTCTCCGTGTTGTGTTCGCGCAGGCTCTTGAGTGGGGGGAAGTGGACTCGAATCCTTGCATTGGGATCAAACCTCACTCTGAGAAGAAGCGCGGCCGCTACCTCAACGACAAGGAGCTGCTATCCATTCTCGACAACTGCAGCGAGTACATGCGGTGCATCTTCGAACTTGCCTACCTCACCGGTCAGCGGATCGGTGATGTTCTGTCGATCAAGCTCGATGACGTGAGCGATGACGGTATCGCATTTCAGCAGCAGAAGACGGGCTCGAAGGTGCTCATATCGATGACCCCGGACCTAGATGCCGTGGTGCAAAGAGCGAAAGCACTGCCGCGCCCTGCCGATGCGAAGAACCTCATCTGCAACAGGAAGGGGAAGCAGGTGGACTATGCGACAACGAGAGACGCATGGAAGAGGGCTCGAGAGGCGGCGGGCGTCACCGATGCGCGGATCCATGACCTTCGCGCGAAGGCCCTGACTGATGCGAAGAAACAAGGGAAGGATGCCAGGAAGCTTGGCGGCCACACCGACCCCCGCATGACAGATCGGTATATAAGGCAGAGGGAGCATGAGGTGGCAGAGCCGCCGACAATGCCGAGGAAATCAGGGTAGTATTGGAAGAATTTCAATACTCCAAAACGCGCGCCCTCATGGCGCGCCGTAAGCCATTGATGAATAAGCCAAATACCGACCTCTCCCAGCACACGCCGATGATGCAGCAGTACTTCAAACTGAAGCATCAGCACCCCGACCAATTGATGTTCTATCGCATGGGCGACTTCTACGAGCTGTTCTACGAGGACGCGAAGAAGGCCGCCAAGCTGCTCGACATCACCCTGACCGCGCGCGGCCAGTCCGGCGGCAAGGCGATCCCGATGGCAGGCATTCCCTTCCATTCGGCGGAGGGCTACCTGGCCAAGCTGGTCAAGCTCGGCGAGTCGGTGGCGATCTGCGAGCAGATCGGCGATCCGGCCACCAGCAAGGGGCCGGTGGAGCGCCAGGTGGTGCGGATCATCACCCCCGGCACGGTGAGCGACGAGGCGCTGCTCGACGAACGCCGCGACAACCTGCTGGCGGCGATCCTCGGCGACGAGCGCCTGTTCGGCCTCGCCGTGCTGGACATCACCAGCGGCCGCTTCAGCGTCCAGGAGATAAAAGGCTGGGAAACCCTGCTGGCCGAACTGGAGCGCCTCAACCCGGCCGAGCTGCTGATTCCAGACGACTGGCCACAGGGCCTGCCGGCGGAGAAGCGCCGCGGCGTACGTCGCCGCGCGCCATGGGACTTCGATCGCGACTCGGCGCACAAGAGCCTCTGCCAGCAATTCGGCACCCAGGACCTGAAAGGCTTCGGCTGCCAGAACCTGACCCTGGCCATCGGCGCCGCCGGCTGCCTGCTCGCCTACGCCAAGGAAACCCAGCGTACCGCCCTGCCGCACCTGCGCAGCCTGCGCCACGACCGCCTCGATGACACGGTGATCCTCGACGGTGCCAGCCGCCGCAACCTGGAGCTGGATATCAACCTCAGCGGTGGCCGCGAGAACACCCTGCAATCGGTGGTCGACCGCTGCCAGACCGCCATGGCCAGCCGCCTGATGAGCCGCTGGCTGAACCGTCCGCTGCGTGACCGCGCGGTACTGGAAGCCCGCCAGGAGTCCATCGCCTGCCTGCTGGAACGCTACCGCTTCGAGAACCTGCAACCGCAGCTCAAGGAAATCGGCGACCTCGAACGCATCCTCGCCCGCATCGGCCTGCGCAACGCCCGCCCTCGCGACCTGGCGCGCCTGCGCGACGCGCTGGCGGCGTTGCCGGACCTGCAGAACGCCATGACCGAACTGGAAGCGCCGCACCTGCAGGCGCTGGCCACCACCATCGGCACCTATCCCGAACTCGCCGAACTGCTGGCCAAGGCGATCATCGACAACCCGCCGGCGGTGATCCGCGACGGTGGCGTGATCAAGACCGGCTATGACGCCGAGCTGGACGAGCTGCAGGCGCTGAGCGAAAACGCCGGGCAATTCCTGATGGACCTGGAAGCGCGCGAGAAGGCCCGCACCGGCCTGCCCAACCTGAAGGTCGGCTACAACCGCATCCATGGCTACTTCATCGAGCTGCCACGGGTGCAGGCCGAACAGGCGCCGGCCGACTACATCCGCCGGCAGACCCTGAAAGGCGCCGAGCGCTTCATCACACCGGAACTGAAGGCCTTCGAGGACAAGGCGCTATCGGCCCAGAGCCGCGCCCTGGCCCGCGAGAAGGCGCTCTACGAAGAGCTGCTGGAACGCCTGATCGGCCACCTCGCTCCGCTCCAGGACAGCGCCTCGGCGCTGGCGGAGCTGGACGTGCTGGCGAACCTCGCCGAACGCGCGCTGAACCTCGACCTGAATCGCCCGCGGTTCGTCGAACACACCTGCCTGCACATCGAGCAGGGCCGCCATCCGGTGGTCGAGCAGGTGCTGGAGACGCCGTTCGTGGCCAACGACCTGGCGCTGGATGCCGACACCCGGATGCTGGTGATCACCGGTCCGAACATGGGCGGTAAATCCACCTACATGCGGCAAACCGCGCTGATCGTGCTGCTTGCGCATATCGGCAGCTTCGTTCCGGCTGCGCGCTGCGAGCTGTCCCTGGTGGACCGCATCTTCACCCGCATCGGCTCGTCCGACGACCTTGCCGGCGGCCGCTCGACCTTCATGGTGGAGATGAGCGAAACCGCCAACATCCTGCACAACGCCACTGACAAGAGCCTGGTGCTGATGGATGAGGTCGGCCGCGGCACCAGCACCTTCGACGGCTTGTCGCTGGCCTGGGCAGCGGCCGAGGACCTGGCCCGGACTCGCGCCTTCACCCTGTTCGCCACCCACTACTTCGAGCTGACCGTACTGCCGGAAAGCCAGCCCGCGGTAGCCAACGTGCACCTGAACGCGACCGAGCACAATGAACGCATCGTGTTCCTGCACCATGTACTGCCGGGACCGGCGAGCCAGAGCTACGGCCTCGCGGTGGCCCAGTTGGCCGGCGTGCCGGCCCCGGTAATCCAGCGCGCCCGCGAACACCTCAAGCGCCTGGAAACCACCAGCCTGCCGCACGAGATGCCGAGCCAGCAGAGCGGCAAGCCCGCCTCGCCGATGCAGAGCGACCTGTTCGCCAGCCTGCCGCACCCGGTGATCGATGAATTGTCGAGGATCAATCCCGACGATATCAGCCCGCGGCAAGCTCTCGATCTGTTATATGCATGGAAGATGCGGGTCTGA